CACGGACGGACAGTTCTATGTCTTCGGTGTAAGACCCATCTGTGATGAGGGGCCAGGCCATTTCCTTGAATGTACGAATGTTCGTTTCTTCAGAAGGTGCAGATGGCATGACTTCCCCCTCAGTGGGAATAACAGCGACAGTAGAAGTGGGGTTAAGGACTGCGATATTAGCGGCGGGTTCAACAACAAAAGAGGAGCCTGCTGTAAAAGCATCGGTATTGGGATTGCGTTGGTCGTCAGGGAGGGAGGTAAATAGCTCGGTTTCCGGGGCCGAGGATTGGTTCATGTTTGGTGTGCTAGTCATTTTTGGTTAGTAGTTGAGATGGTGCGGGAAATCCATTGAACAGAGGTTTGGCTCCGTGATAGACGTCCACACGATTGGGGATCACAACAGTGATTCCGTACTCTCCCAAAGCACGGACAATCGCTTTAGTTTTGTAGTCGAAGGTTTCGTCATCGCATTTGGCGTACTCGCGAATCATCTCATTGGAGAGAATGGTAGTCGCTTGGATAACAGGTAACTGTTTCCGCTTCCAATACCAGATATTGTCGATGACGCTTTCGTCGAGGACTCCAACGAACCTGCTCAACTGAGGATCAAATCTCCACGCCCGCTTTAGGAAGCGGAGGGCCGAAAAGTCCACAGAATTGACAATGGTTCCGTTTTTGGAGGCTGGAGTGACTGTGAAGCCAACATCCAGCATAGCCTTGACGAATTTAACGTAGTCTATGGTGTCACCGTCCCATGAAAGGACGGCATCATCACCATACGTTATGAGGGTGATGAATTTCTTGAGTTCTGCATAAGGGATCCCGGTAATTTTGTGTATGCTGCACAGGCAGGCTGTCTCGTTGTGGACGCCATTGCATTCGCCTGTGCACCGTACACCGCTGCCGAGATGTTTCCCAGCCCAGTAGAGGACGCCCATAAACATGAAGTAAAGGGTCACAATGCTGGCTGCAGATGCGAGGTAAGTGTTAAGGCAGCTCATTCTAAAAGCTTCCCAAGGAACGTCTCCGGAGAGGAAATCCTCGTAAAGCGGAAAGGCTGCACGCATGAGTTTGTCCCGCACACAATTGCGGGTTCGTTGGTTGTTGGTCCTCCACGCGTCTTCGTTGTCAGTGGAACCAAACATGTAACGGTGGCCATTCATTCCTGTTGAATTGGAGTGAAGGACACCGGTATGTTGATCCATACGGGCGTGATCGGCATCGTTGAAGGTGTCGTGCTTGAGAATCTCTTTGGCGAGATAGTGCCATTCTTTGTCCACATCCATGCCAATCTTGTTGGAGATAAGATCCCTGTTGCGCGTGCGGGCTTCGATCCAGCTTCCATAGAGGAAAGCCAGAGCAATGCTGTGGGCCTTAGTTGGGCAGGCGACCATGCGAGGTTTGTTAACCTTAGTATGGCCTTTCTCACATTTGCACCAGGAGCAGGTTGTTCGGTCGGGGGGACCACGAAGGGGACGCTTTTCTGATTTGAGAAAGCAGCCGGCACAAGTACCGACGACCCCTTGGGACCATTCTCTGAGAAGGGATTCGACCTCAGCAAAAAGTGCTGGTTCAATGGATGATTTCCACTGATACTTCATGCTGTTGCCCACAGTGCGGGTGGTGACCATGTGCTTCATCTGAGAAACCCCTGGGAGAGTGTTCCAGGGGAAAGTAGCAGATGAGGACATGGGAGGTCGATTCATGGTTTCACAATCAAATGTGTCGTGGATGAACTCTTGATCACCGTTGAGAAATTCGTTGGGTGTTAAGAAGATTTTCCCGTGCTGAGGCTGCAGATTTGAGTCGCGTTCGGCGAGAAATTCAGCAGCCCGAAGGTACTCATCGGGATCAGGTTCCATGGTGACCATATTGATTCCGTCTAAGATATTGGAGACGTGGTCAACACGGTAGTCGAGATTGGCTGGTTCAGCGGTGAGGGGCATCTCCGGTTGGATGTTGATGATGGTGCGGATTAGATCATCCCCTGAGCGTGGTGAGTAAGGGGTATGTCCAAGAACGACTGCATTACCTCTGACTGAGGGCTCGTAATCCTGTAAGAGATCTTTGATGGTACCATCCGGGAATGTTTGGATGGGAGCCTTAAGGGTATAGCAGAACATTTTCGCAGCTGCGGCCTCACTAGAGAGAGTGACAGTGTTAGCTCTCTCGCAATTGGTCATGAGTGTGCGGATATCAGTCTTGTCGAAGTAGGCTCCATAATGGAAGGAGCCGGATTCGGCACAATGAATCCCGACAATCATGGGTCCAGAATTGCATGAAACAACAACTGGGGAACCGCAATGTCCGGGGCCGGTAACGGCTTTGGTGGTGGCTAGCCAAGCAACGGAGAGTTTGATCTCACCGCCCTGGGCTTCGGGACATCCAAATGAACGGACGTCTACAACCTGGCCCGGGACATGGACTAGTGCTCTCTGATTGGTTTCGGTAACGAGATGTGGAACGTAGGTGGTGACGTTCAGTGAATTGAGACGTCTAGCGACCCTGGTTTCCTTGTCATAGCAGGGATCGTTGATGTATCTGAAGATGTCTCTGCACGCAGGGACGCGAGCAGGAAGCATGAACATACAAAGATCTCTGCAATTGAGGTAAACCAGTTTCGGGGATCTAAACGAGAACCACATCATAACAGGGTTTCCTTTGGTGAAGACCACAGGAACGAGAGCTCTAACCACCATCTCGTCAACAGAGTGACCGGAGAAGAGATGGGTGTTGCAAAGAACAAATCTCCCTGCGATACGAAGACCCGGGAGTTTTGTGACTCTCTCGCCGGTCTTAACCGTAATGTGGATAAGGCTGCGTAGTAGCATGTTGTGGAATGGAGTCTCGTCGGGAATAAGGACGTCACGATTGATGTCTTGGATTTCCTCGGGAGTTGGTAGGGTGGGAGGGTCTCCGACAGAAAGAGTGGGGGTTCCACGATCGGATTTGGTCTTAACGGAGCCCCATTCTTCCTCAGGAGAGGAATCAGAGGACTCGTCAATGTCATCCATAGCAGATGTTATAGCGTGGACTTCCACTTTCCGGACTCGATCCTCAAGTGCACCAGAGCGGAGTTCACTAGTGAACTTGTTGATCTCGTATGCGTCCCTGGCCTTCTGTACGACTGCAGATCTTCCGCCAGTTAAGGCATGAGTGACAGGTTCGAAGGTGTCCTCGAGGAGATCTGTAACTTCAGAAGGGAGAGTCTCACGGAATGGAAGGATAAGAGCCCGAACTTCCTGCATATCAGCAATAGTGCAAGAGCCAGAGAGCAAAACCCTAACGCGAGAGAAGATGTGCTCCGGGAGAGTGACGTAGGGCTTGCAGATGTTACAGACTATGCCTTTTTCAGTCTTCCAATATGAAAATTGGCGAAGCGACTGAGCAGGAGAGTCACCGATAAGCTTTCTGGCGGCAATGCGATAATAACCGTCCTCTAGCTTACCGCAAGCGGAGCGAACGAGGCGAGCGACGAATGGCATTCCGAACTTGAAGAAGATGTACGCTCCAACTCCAACAGTAGCCATACCTCCATATACCGCAACGATGAATCCGAAAGCCTCGGAAGGAGTATCGGGGGCTTCCATTTCCTCTAAAGCTTTGTCAGTGGAACCAGAAAGAGTTATCGGTTCCTCGTAGGTGATCTTGCTGTAAGGGATCATGTCGGCCGGTTTCTTTAGCGGAGAGCTTGAGAGAGAGGGCGAGAAGTAAGATATTAGTTTTCTCACAGCCCAGGCGCAGCCAACAACGGTGGTGAAAGCAAGCAAAGCGCTCCATTTCTTGTTGGCAAGGATCCAAGCTCGGACGCTTTGGGATACACTGACGATCCGATCGCTAAGAGATTTGCAAGACAAGACGGCAGCTTTGTAGAGGCGGTTCTGCATCACCGGGGTGGATTGGACGATGCAAGAGATGCTAGAAACTTTGTCGCCGGAGCTCACAAGATAGACGTTGAAGAGATCGGGGCTTTTGCTGAAGTAGGTGCGCATGTAGTCTTGCTGGGCAGACGAGGGAGCGGAAAGGAATTGGAGGACAGTGGGGTTGAGTTTCATGTCCTCCTCATCTTGCTTAATTTCATAATGATAGTAGTGGGGGGATCGAGAGGTATCGATGGTGAAATTAAGCTGCTCTGAGAGGATCTCGGGTTGCCAAGACAGGGGAAGGAGTTCAAAGCGGCGTTGGTGGTGCTTCATGATCACCCAAGCCTCATAGGGGGTGGCCATGAGATTCTTCCTGTAATTGGCATAAGCCTCAGCATAAGGAGGAGCGTTGGGGGAAAGACAAGCTATGGCGGTGAGCTCATCCATTTCCGTGTCGGAGATTTCGTGGGAGTTTTCAAGCAAGGCCTCATCTGTGACCGGGACGAGCTTGGTAGCAACGAAATGGGTCTTGATGGGCTTTTGAGTAAACTCAAAAGGAGAGGCATGGAACTCCGCGTAGGACATGCCGCGCTTAGCGGATTCGAGGGCGCACCTTCGAATAAAATCACTTGAATAAAGGAGTTTATTGTATTCGAAGGGGATGTAAAGCGTAGATTTTTCCCCGAATTTCCGAAGCACATTGTTCCAGGCCCTTTGATAGGGTCGCGATGTTTGAAGGGAAGCAGAGCGACGGAGGAGGATGTTGCACCAACGAGTGTGAGTCTGTTCCAGAGAACCACAGATAGGGTAATCGTCTCCTCCAATGGGATCATCAGGAAGCTCATAGCGATCGAAAATTCCTGAGAGTCTTTTGGTGAATAGAAAATCAGGAGGGACGAGAGGCGCCGAATAAGACTTAGTGGCGAGGAAATGGCAATAGTAGATCCAATCAAGAGTGGCACCGTCGTTCTTTGTGACCACATCGTTGTACCAAGAGAAGAGAATAGGGACTCCCTTGAATGGATTGGCCATCTTCACCGAAAAGCTGGGAAGTTGGGAAGTGCGAAAAAGAACCGGAAACATAGAATGGCGGTTTACAGACCTGAAGACCAAATCATGGAAAGTGAACGGAGCCTCAGGATAAGGCACTGTGGAAGCCATGCAAGTGCTAACGGTTGAAAAACTCAGGCACTCATCCTCATTGTGTAAACAGGATTTAGCGGGAAGGGGAAGAGAGTAGCACTGAGTTGGAGCTGGACGGTTGGGGTCATAATAGATCTTGATGAGAAAGAACAAGACCGAGTCAGCTTTAACGGAGGCCTCAATTTGGGGGGTGGGGAACTGGTTTTGCATGTCAACGGAGAAAGAACCAGCTTTGGTAGAAAATTCTATGCCTAAAATGGGTACCTGGGTCCTGAAATGAAGACGAAAGAAACTGGATGTTGTGCTTACTGGAAGGATGACAACACCATCAGATTCGGTACAGTCTCCAAAGGTTGAGACATTGGCACGACTGAAAAGATTCTTGAACTGGGCCCAAGGGTGAAGAGGGGTGGTGCACTGCAGGAGGCTGTCTTGGAGGCAAGACCCCCAATGGGCTGAAGAGCTGGCCTGGAGAGCTCGATGGTTTGTGAACTCATGAGCGAGGCGGGCTTTAAATCCAGAAAAAGAAAGGGGGGTAATGGAATACATAGAGGGTATATCCTTTCCGGGTGTGATGGTGTAAGGTCGAAATTCGAGAATCTCGAAAGGATCCCCACCAGAGGCGATGTAGGATTTGATCTTTTCGGAATCGGGTATGCGATAACCGTCTTGAAGAATGGGAGTTTCGTTGCTCTTGACAACATATTCCTCTCGAAATTCGAAAAACCAACCCTGGAGACGGCGGGTAAACGCGTTAACGTCCCGGCACTGAGGAGTAGGGTGTGGAATATTGCTAGTCGCAATGAGAAGATCTATGTTGGCCATAGAACGATCTCCCTTCTTGTTTGCCATAGCAGCCATAGAAAGTACTGGACGGGTGCTGCTTAAGCATTGGAAGATAAGATCAGTCTGTTTCCCGAGTTGGTCGGGGCTTTGACCAAATTCCTCAATCACAATGGTGGGTTGTCCAACGTAATTGTCATGATGTTGAGCATCCAGGGGAACGGTGTAAAAACCGGATTCCCTGTGAGCTATGACGGACAATATGTCGGATACGGTCTTGATGATCCTGCTCTTCCCACGCTGGGTGCCACCAGATAAATAGATGGCATACGGAGTCGGCTGATGGGAGGGAAGAACATCGTTGGGAAGAGATTCTTGAAGGGCGACGAGCTGTTCGAGCATGTGAGCCATTTGAAAAGGAAACCGGGTGGTTGTGTGGGTTTCCCAATGCTCTTTCATGCGTTTCATGTCGCCTATCACTTTGGGGAGAGAGTTGTAACCATAATTGGTGCAAACGACATCGGGAGAGCGAAGAATCTTGTAAGCTTCATTGATGGTGTCCATGTGCTCAAGAGTTGGGGCGACGCCATCGATCCATTGAAAGCCGGTGGCAGGGTTTTTAAGCCTCATAGCCACCCAGACGTAGATAGACGTGACGGTGTCGCGAATGTATTCTCCGATCTGTTTGATGCCATTGGCACCAGAGACCATACCAGAAATGTTCTTTCCAAGGTTACCAAAAGTGGTGACAAAGGATTTGATGGATTTGTGGTTGGGGAGTGATCCATGTAGGGCGTTGTGAATCGCCTTGTACATCCTGGTGAAAAAGCCAGACTCCAAATCGGGTGCACTAAGAGTTGATGGGGCAATAACCTGAAAGAAACTTTTGACAGTTTCGATAGGTATTTTGACGACGTTTGGAAAGCAGGTGACGATCCTGAGGATGATGCTGGATGATTGCAGAAACAAGCCCAAGGTGGTTGGGGGAGAAGCAATCATGGCAGCAATGTCGAAAATAACGGAAATAAGGGAACCGATATTAGCGACGCCTGCTCCAAGGACATGAGTTATAAGTTTGGTTGCGAGACCGGTTTGTAGGTCATCGCCTCCAGTTGACAACATGCCCTCAACTTGGTCAGTGATTTTCAAGAGTTTCTTGCTAGCATCGGTGTTGTTGATGGCTTCAGCCAGCATGACGCTAGGAGAGAAGAACTTCTTTACTCTGTCAACGAAGTTGTTTACGTCGCTCTTAGTGCTGGACGACAGGTCGTCGAAATCTTTTGTTACTTTATCGTCATCTCCCAATGCGATAGTACGGTTGATGGATAGATGTTTGACAAAAGATTTCTTCTTGCGAATAGGGGCCCGGATGGGGGGGCCTTGAACAAGAACAGGAGAAGCGAGAGAAGGTTGCGGAGGGTGAGACTTGTTGAAAGCCGCTACACCCCCGTGAGTGATCTCGGCAAGAGTATTAATAAG